GAACAATTCTGTTACGACGTTGTATATCATTTACAGTAAGATTTGCATGTTTGCCATCAAGAGCGAAAAGTTCTTTAAAACTTACAATATAATATCGTCCTTGTTTATGGAGAATATGAGCACTCTGGTATAGTTTTTTTTCTTTTCTTGATGCAACTCCAATACGTGTTAGAGTTTCACGTACTTTTAAAAAGTCATCTGGTTCATTAAGAATAACCTCCACCATCATATCGGGAGACCAGTTTACTTGTGGTTCAATTGTTTGGTTAGTCATTTCATTCCGCCAGTTTCAAGTCGTTGTTTTATGAAGTTCAATTGAGTTTTGTTTAGAATTTTTAAAGCTTGAATTGCCTTATCATTACTATAACCATAGTAACGTTTTACATACTCTAAATCTTGAACTTTATCTTTACGGATCCAGGGAGAAAATCTCTTCCGTTTCCTCAAAGTATTTAGATAAAATGAATATTGCATATCTTTGTCTAATGAATGATTCATATTCATTTCATTTGCAAAAAGAATGCATTCAATATGTGCAGACAAACATTTATTAATGATATATGGTGCATAATCTTTTTTTGAAGTTTTATCTTCTTCCATTAAATTTTCTTTAGTAAAATTAATGGAATTCAACCAATCTTTCAACTCATAAGTCATCGTATAATCTCCAAGTTAGAACCAGGTTCCCATATCTCAAGTTTAGTTCTTAATCTTCCTTCAGACTTTAGTTTTTCATATCGGTTAGATGCTTTTCTTTTCCACCACTCAATCACATCATCAACTTCGTGACCAAATTTCGAGAGGTAGTACCTTTTCTTTTCTGTAAGGGTTTTTGCCTTATCAATTACATCATTAAACTCCTTAAGTTTTTCTTCACTATTAAGAGACTTACGAATAATCGCAATCATCTTTTGTTGAATTTTGAGTTTTTTGGATGATTTATCAGCAGAAATCAAACGTTCCCCACCGTTCCTTTCATTAAACCACCAGAAGAAATCACGAAACTCACCATCGTGAAACAAGGGCAGAAAATTACTTTCAGTATCTCCAATGTGGCGAAGATATGGTTTTAATCCGTCATACATAGACATCCCCTTCGTAGTTCCATACAAAGAGGTTGTTTCAAAGTATTTTAAATCAGTTCCATACTTTTGATCAAATTGTCTCTTTAATTCATTAGAGCAAGCAAGAAGAGCAAGAAGTTTACCTCCCAGATAATTGTATCCAAATGGTTGCACAGGAACTATATTAAATCCCATCACAAACTCATCATTAATTACATCAAGAGGAAGAACTTTACTGAAGTGATCGTTTCTTGGTTTTGAATTAATAGTTGGAGAACCAAAACGAACTACTCCCAAAACCTTTTGAGTGTTTGTTTCTTCCACAATCCACTTATGAGTTCTTCCTGGAATTGCTTCCTCCACCGCATTTGATGCAGTTAGATTAAGTGTTTCCGAATACAACCATTGATTAAACCGCGAAGATGGTTTTGGATCAGTATCTACAATATGAATACGAATACTCATATCTTTTGGATGAATATCAAATTGGTCAAACATTTCTGTTTCTGCACCAAATAATGATCCGGGACGAGAAGAAATTCTATCCTTTTTTACAAAACGAAGATAATCATCAATCCTATTAAATTGGGAATAATAATTTATAAACTTATTCGCAGCGTAAACTGCGTCTTTATCAGAAAGAATTAAACTCACTTGAACTCACATTCACACATTAATTCAGTAAGAGCGGCCAGAAGATTGATTTCCTGGTCCGCTACAAAACTTCCCTGATACTGATACTTAGCAATAATAAGAACTGCCGCTGGAATAGATGCGGGAACTAGATTATCATACAGAGAATCATAAATCTTACGGAGAATTGTAGTTGTGTCGTTATCTAGATTAGATACAACCCATTTCCTAACTTCAGTAAAGTTTTTATCTTTCAAGTTTTTAATCAACTCATTTATAGAAATATCAGAAAATGATGCTAAAATCCCAGCATCAATCTTTCCACTTGTCGCATACCGTTGACACTCATTAAGAACTCTACGAAAATCTGGAAAGTACGTTGATACTAATTCAGCAAGAACTTTTTGATCATATTCAATTCTTTCTAGATTTAGAATTGTTTGAAGGCGATTGAAGAAGTTTGCCGCGAGTTGTGCTTTTTGCTTTCCCCTAATAGTAAAATCAATACAAGCACAACGTGAATGCAATGGTTCAATGATTTTGTTCTTGTAGTTGCAGGTGAAGATAAATCGGCAGTTGTTATAAAATGCCTCAATATTTGCACGTAGAAGCATTTGAACATCATTGCCCGTATTATCTGCTTCGTCAATAATAATGACTTTGTGTTTAGAAGAACCAGTCAGGGACATTGTAGATGCAAAGTTCTTTGCTTGATTTCTCACAGTATCTAAGAACCGACCTTCATCAGATCCATTGATTATATAAAAATCTGCTCCAAGTTCATTACAGAGTGCTTTTGCAATTGTAGTTTTACCAATACCAGGAGGTCCAGACAGGAGTAGATTTGGGATTTCACCCTTTGCCACAAACTCTTTAAATGTTTTTTTAGTATCATCAGGAAGAATGCAGTCATCAATTACTTGAGGCCTGTACTTTTCCACAAAAAGGAATTCACTTGTCATAATTTAATTTACCCAATTAGGTTTTCTTTCAGGAGTACGAAGGTAGTTGTCTTTCACCCAAGGTTTGGTTGCAACATACCTTTGATATGCGGTAATCGTATCAATAGTATTATTATACTTCAAATCATCTGGCATTGCACGAGCAAAGTCACTGACCATACGATGCATTACAATTGATTTTCCAACTTTTTTGTGAAAGAGTTTTTTTGCTTCAAACAAAGTTTTGGCGCAAGAATGTATTTTTCCGTAGCGAAAATTATATTCTGCAGTAAGAGCAAGTCCGTGGGAGATTCCCCAGGCAAGGTTTTCATAGGATTCACTCAACCAAATAGTACAAGGATGGTTCCTAAAGGCACCTTTTTCAGTTTTATAAGGAGTTCCATCTGCTTTATAGACTTCCCCCCAATTATGATACCAATTAGAGTAAATAATAGAAACCATTTGACACATTTCAAGACTCATCTTGCAAATGTGGCGGTCTGGAAGTTGTTGTGCAGCTAGTTGTGGATGTGAATCCACTGCAAAAATATTCATAATAAAGTAATAATGTTATCAACCAAAAGTACTATCAGGTTCTAGAGCAACCCAATAAGATACATCAATATTTGTATTTTTAAACTGTGCGAGAAGTTTTTGAGAGATCACCACATCATAATTCCCTGGTAGAATTCTAAGATTTTCTACTTTAAAGTTGAAGGTGAATACATCATCAGTCTCTCCTACAACTACAGAAAAATCATTTGAAGTGTCATTCTTCTTATCACGAACAACTAGTTTCACAACACCCGCTTCTCCTACTACGGAAAAATCTGGAAGTTGATACACTGCAGCCGCTTTGAGTAGGCGATCTAGTTCTTTGGTATCTAGAAGAAAGCAGACATCTTGACTAGGAAGATTAATTGACTTATCAGGAGGAGTAATAATCACGCTAGGGTCAGCAAAAAAATACTTGGATCGTGATTTACCCTCACGAATCACAATATAGTTATCGTTCCCAAAGTCAAGTTCAGCATTCTTATGAATAGAAAGACCATTTAGAAATTGATTGAGATCATAGATACCGAAATCTTTAGGAAAATCCTCCTCAATAGTTGCTTCTGCAAGAATATTTTTCATCACACTAATTGTTTTTAGTGTATTGCCTTGCTTGAACAGAAGTGACTGGTTGATTCCAGAAAAGTTTTTGAGAATAGAAATAGTATTGTCAGATAGTTTCATAATAATTAATCAGCGTGTGAATTCAGTAAGTCCATTATCTTTACGAGTATAATGCCCGTCAAAGTGGAGAAGTAGCATAGCATAGTGAATGACCTTCATCAAGTCACGCTTATTGCGTCCATCCTTGTCTCCATAACGAGAACCATATTTGAGGATGTTTGCCTGACAGAAACCTGCTGCCAGTTTCTTTGCTGCCATCAGATCAATAGTCTGAATATCAGCATAACCATCACTATCGCCACAATAATGTCCGTGATAGGTGCTGGTCACATAATCCTGAATTTCTTTCAAAATTTTATCTTCGTTATATTTCCAAAGATGATTTGTTTTATCAGTCATAGTAAAAGAAGTTTTTGTAAGGTCAAAGTACCCACTATGTTCGTTAATAGACATAGCGGATTCAACTATATTTGGCATTGGTCTCCAGTCGTTGTCTATTTTAATTTGATCATCCATAATGAGGGGAAGGTCATAGTTTTACCTACCCCATATTATATCAGAATTGCGGGATGTTGTCAAGATCATCAGTCACTTGTTCACCTTCAATAGGCATTACAAAGTCGGCATCAATCTTATCATACAGTTCCAAGAAGGCAGTCTTGGTCTCATCATCAAATCGGTTTACACATACTTGAATCGCTTTTGCTTTATCACCAAAGATACTGTAAGCACGAATGATATGAACTAGACGACGAGTGCTGATGATTTCATCAATTCCACCATCGTAGAATGTCTTACGAATAATATCACCCCAATCAGCAAGCCTCTTACAGAAATCAGAATCTTTCACATTCAGTTGAGATGCAACACCTTCAAGGATCTTAACTTCAATAGAAGTGGAAGGATACTGTTGCTCAAAAGTCACTGGGAAACGTTCTAGAAAAGCCTCATTCAAAATATTAGTACCGATGAATCTACCATCCTCACTACCCTTACCCTTAGTGTTAGCAGTTGCAATCACATTAAACCCAACGGCAGGTTTCGCAAAACGACCAATCTTTTTCAGGAAGACACCTTTACCTTCTAGAACTGACTGAAGACAGAGGATTTTATTAGATGCAAGATCAATCTCATCGAGAAGTAGGATTGCGCCACGTTCAAGTGCTTCAATGACGGGTCCATTGTGCCACACTGTTTCGCCATTAACAAGGCGAAAACCCCCAATAAGATCATCTTCATCAGTTTCTACTGTAACATTTACACGAATCAATTCACGGTTGAGTTGAGAACACGCTTGTTCAACACTAAGCGTTTTACCATTACCGGAAAGACCCGTAATGAACGTAGGATAAAAAATACGGGATTGAATAATACGTTTAATATCGCTAAAATTGCCAAACTTGACAAATGTATCATCTTTATCTGGAATAAGGTTTTGATGAACCTCAGGTAGAACTGTAATATTAGCGTAAGAACGCTCAATTTGTTCAACTTTTTGTTGAGTCACTTCTAGGTTCCAACGTCCACGATTGGTTTTAAATTGCTCTAGGCGGCGAGTAACTGTGGGATAAGATAGATTTTTAGAAGCACAAAAACCTTTAATATCAGCAGAGGTTAGTTCTAAACCAAAAGTTTCTTTGAGTGCATTGACAATTTGATCGTCAGTCATTTTGGTGCGAGACATGATGAATGTTTTGTTTCAACTGAAGTTATTATATAAGAAAAATGCTGCTCACTACGCACTCAGTGGTCAGTTTACCAACTGGTCTTTCATTTATTGCCCCAATTATCGGCACCAACTTTACGACATTTTACAAGAGCCCCTGAAGCATAGGCCGAAGGCCAAACACGATAACGGGATTTTACTTTTTTATAACAATTATCTTTTTCACCTACTTCCTCTTGAGTTACAATTTTTGCAGATCCTGTTCTATTTGGATTTGGATCTTCCCTGCGTTTTTTCTTTGCTCTCTTTTCTCTTTCATCTTTATCTAGGGATACACGATCATCCGGGTCTCTACAATATGGTTTTGTAGTTTGTCCTGGTTGTTTTGCACAAGGTTTTCCATCGTATTTACCACCAGTCTGAACCCATCCACCACCCTTAAACCAATCCTTAAGAGAATATCCTGGATCTTTTGCAGATTTACCATCAATTTTTTCTGCAATTTGATCAGATATTTGAATGAACTGCTTAAAAGTTTTCATTGTATAAACTTTTTAGGTATTTATCAAGCAATAAGTTCTACAAATTCTCCAAGAATTTTCTTGTTCAGTTTCTTTGTTTTCAAGGATTTTACAAAAGCAGATTTGATTTGAGTTTTAGTTGCGTCATCCAAAACTTCAAACTCACTATTTTGAGACAGAGAATTAGAAGACATACCAAAGTACCCATTATATGCACTATTGGTAATAGTAAAACTCTTATTTTTTTTCCAATCAGACATTACCTTATCGTGTTCATTACCACGATAACCACAATAACGCTTGATGATCTCTCCGGCATCTCGGCCATTCATAATTCGCATACTAATAAAGTTTACATCACAAAACCAATCACGGAGATTTTGAAGAAGAGCATCAGTAAACTGGTAAGATTCATTGCCAATTTTATAAGTTGTTCCTAACTTACGATCACGAATGAAAGTAGTTGAAGGATTGAGTCTACGAGTTCCCATATAAGGTTCGGAATCAACATAACGTTTAATTTCTAAGTGATAATTAAGAACTGGTGCTTCACCATCAGTCAAAACTACACACTGAACTTTTTGAACTTTATTATTTTTTTGAAAATTAGGAATAAC